GAAAACTTTGTGGATGAAGTAGCAAAAACAGCAACAAAAATTGAACAAAACATTAACAAAAAACAAGATTATAGTTACTACACAGGATTCTTTGATTTAGATGATTTGACGGATGGATTGCATAAAGGAGAATTAACAATAGTTGGAGCAAGGCCACGGCGTTGGAAAAACAACATTTTCTTTACAGATAGCAGAACATATATCTAAAAAACAAAAAAATGTAACTTATATATGTTTAGAAATGTCAACAGAACAAATGATTCAAAAGATGTTAGCCAAAGAAGCAAGAGTCAATTCAAGAAAAATAAGAAATGGTGATTTGACATCAGAAGAGATAGACAAGATAGGAATTGCGTGTGCGGAAGTTTGCGACTTGAAAATGAGTATATTAACAAAAATAAGAACAATTCAACAGATAGAAATTGTAGCAAGAAGAATGAAAAACAGAGGAAAACTAGATTTGTTGATTATAGATTACTTACAACTAGTTAGAAGCAATGCTAAATTTCAAAGTAGAGAACAAGAAGTTGCAGACATATCAAGAACGTTAAAACTTTTAAGCATAGAGTTAGAAATACCGATTATTGCACTTTGTCAGTTAAATAGAAATGCAAGCAGAAATGAACCATTGGCGGATATAAGAGAAAGCGGCTCAATTGAACAAGATGCAGACAATGTAATATTTTTGTATCAAGAAGACGAAGAAAACAACATAGTTACAGTTGATTTACAAAAACAAAGAGCGGGAAACATCGGAAAATCAAGATTAAAATTTAATAAAATTAATAGTGAATTTGTTAATTTAGAAAGGTAACTTATGAAAAAGATAATAAAAGAAACAGAATTTAAAAATGCAAGTAATATAGAAAAATGTAAATTGATATTACAAATCATAAAAGGACAAGCAATTTACACAAAAGGAGGATAAAAAGTGGATAATATAACAAAAGAAACAAGAAAAGAAAGTTATAAAAAACTAGAATTGAAAAAGAAAAGCAAATTGATATATGACAACTTAGATGGAGAATATACAGCAAGAGAATTAGCAAATAAATTGTATAAGAAGCGGCTTAACAAGAACGGCAGAAAGACAAGAAACAGCACCGCGATTAACTGAATTAGTAGAGTACGATTTAGTAAAAGTAGTCGGCAAGAAATTTGATTCAATAAGTAACTGTAAAGTAGCAGTATATAAAAGAAAAGGAGATTTTAAAGATGCTAAAAATATTTAAAAAAATAAAGTATAAAATTGAAGAAAAGATATTGAAATGTATTCAAGAAGAAAAGATGTTAGAAAATACTCTAAAAGACACAACTGAATTTTCAAGAATTGTAAACAGACCAAATGAAGGGGAAATAGTTAAAATTGACAATATAAAAATACTAAAAATGTTTAAAAGACCAAATAAAGAAAAAATTAATAAAAGAAGAGAATATTATTTAGATCATAAATATTTTAGAAGTATGATAGTTTTGAATAACAATAATTATTTGCTTGATGGCTATACAACATATTTACTAGCAAAAGAAATGAAATTTGATTACATAATAGTATTAAGAGAAAAATAAAATAATTGAACGGAAGGAACATAAGAGATGATAGGAGTAAATGATTATGTGAGAATTAATATGGATAACAGAAATTGTATTGGAATAGGAAGAGTATCAAGAATAGTAAATGAAACAATATATGTAAATATGAATAATAAATATAATCTTCCAGTATCATTTCAAATAGATAAAGTAGTAAAGCACAGCAAACAACTAATAGACTTAATAGAAATTGGAGACTATGTAAATGGATATAGAATTTTAGCAATAGAAGATAGTATATACAAAAATTCAAAAAGAATATTAATCTATAAAAATCAAAAAGAGAAATATGAGAGATGGATATACATACAAGAATATGATGGAAAAATACATACACAAGATGACCTAGTAGAAATACTAACAAAAGAACAGTTTGAGGCTAATTGCTATAAAGTAGGAGGAGAAGATGAGTGTTAAAGGAAAAGTAAAAAGATTAAATAAGGAAATAGACAATTTACAAGAAGAATTACAAACATATCAGTTATCCAATAATAGATTAAAAAATAAAACAGATAGATTAAAAATGGAATTAGAAGAGCAAAAAGCAGATAAACAATATACAGAACAATTAGAAAACATAATTAAGTTTGCATTGACTAATCATATAGGAAATTTAAGAGGTGGAATGCAAATAGAAAGATATGGAATAGATAAAATGCAAGATTTAAGACTAAGTATAGATTATCAACCAGAATTTAACAGTTACATAATTAGAGTTAATTATTAGAAGGAGAATAGATATGTTAAGGAAAAAAGATACTGTAGATATAAGAGAATTAGAAAAATATGGGTTTAAA